TTGTTGGTGATGCAAACCCAAAAGCCACCCAGCAGGAAGCCTAAACAGGTTATTGGTTCAGTTGGCAATTGCCACACAGATTCCAATGAGTGAATGGGTTGATGCAGACGACATAATGACAGCTTTAGAGATACTGGAGGCAAGGAATGGCAACTAGCACCGAACCTTCAGTATTTTATGAAAAACGCGAACTCAATAAAATTGCAAGAGTAATTCGTAAAATGGATGAAATTGCTGTTTCTGAAGCAAAACGCAAAGTTCAAGAACTTGCTCAAAAAGAATTAAATGAAGTTCAAAGAATTGCATCATCAAGAGGCAAAGCAGCTGATCGAATTGCTCAAGGTGGAAAAGTTAAAAAATCATCTTTGCTTGGTGAAATCCAATTTGGCTTTGCTGGACAAAAGTTTTCAGGTGGCGCAACAACTCAATTTAACACTCGTAATGATGCAAAAGGTAATCGCAAGGGTATAGGCGCAGCTCACGAATTTGGTTCAGGTAAATATCCTCAATTCCCAAGATGGAGTGGAGGAATGCCAACTGGTGCTGGATCTCGCGGTTGGTTTATTTATCCAACTATAAGGCATTTACAACCAACTTTAATTAAAGAGTTTGAGGAAATTGTTACAAACATTATGAAGGAGTGGTCAGATGGCTCAGAGTAGAACATTAACTTTATCTCTTGCAGCCGACATTGATAATCTCCAAAAAGGATTAAATCAAGCTGATAAAGAAATTCAAGGTTTTGGTGATAAGGCTAATGACTTTGGTAAAAAGGTTGGTGCTGCTTTTGCGGTTGCCACAGCTGCCGCTGCTGCCTATGCAACCAAATTAGCCGTTGATGGGGTCAGATCCGCTATTGAAGATGAGGCTGCACAGTTAAGGCTGGCAAGTGCATTACAGACCGCCACAGGGGCTACTGATGCTCAAATAAAGGCCACAGAGGATTACATAAGCCAAACCTCTTTAGCAGTAGGTATTGCTGATGATGAACTTCGGCCAGCATTTCAAAGATTGGCAGTTGCTACTGGTGATGTTACTAAATCACAGGATTTATTAAACCTAGCAATTGATATTTCAAAGGGAACTGGTAAAGATCTTGGTGCTGTTACTGAAGCCCTATCTAAAGCCTACAATGGACAAGACACTCAATTAGCAAAACTTGGAATTGGTATTACAGCTGCACAAGCCAAGACAATGAGCTTCAAAGATGAAACAAAGTTACTTTCAGATCTTTATGGCGGCGCAGCGAGCCGTAATGCTGAAACTTTTCAAGGTCGCATTGATCGCCTAAAGATAGGATTTGATGAAGCAAAAGAAGCTGTTGGATTTGCATTATTGCCTATTATTGAAAGATTGATTGGTTATATCTTTGAATATGGCGTTCCTATTATTGACAAATTCAAAAATGCTTTTGACATTATTAAAGAGGCTTTAGATCGCAATAGAGAAACATTTACTGAGTTTTGGTTATTGATGAAAGATAAAGTTTTCCCTATTGTGCAAACAGTATTTGGTTTCATGCTTGATGTTGGCGCAAAAGCAGCATCAGCAATTATTGATGCGTTTGGGGCAATTGTTGGTGCTATAACTCCAGTATTAAATTTCATTATCGATGCAATCAATACAGTAATTAAGGGATTAAACCTAGTTAAGACTGGATCAGATATTCAACAAATTAACAAAATTGGATCTGGTGCTGGTGTTGCAGGAGGCGGGGGCGGAGGAGGCGGAGGCGGTGCTGGTGGTTTTGGTGGCGGTGTTAGCGGTGGTGGTATAGGCGGGGGCGGAGGAGGCGGAGGAGGAACAATTGCTGAAATTGCCGGAGCGACTAGCTTAAAGAATTTAACTGACAGATTATTAGGCGTTCAAACCAAAATTACAGATTTAACATTTCAGACCATTACTGGTGGAATTAGCAAATCATCAGCTCAAAAGCAACTTAATAAATTAACTGCTGAATTTGATGTATTGACAAATCAGGCAAATGCTTTAGTTGCTCAGCAACCAGTTGGAAGTCCATTTGGTCAAGCAGGTGGAAACACAACAAACATTTATGTATCTGGTGCAGTAGTAGATCCAGAAGGATTAAATAGAGTTATTACAGATATTCAAAATCAATCAGCTTCTCGCGGAACAGTTTATACTCCTTTTGTGCCATGACAGTATTTACTCCTAGTTGGAAATTAACAGTCAATGGAACTGATTACACAAATGTAACTCTGGCTAATCTCAGCCATAATGCTGGTCGCACAGATATTTACTCTCAGCCAATTGCATCTTATATGCAAATCACAATTGTGGCTTTGAACAATCAAACCTATGATTTTAATGTAAATGATGGAATTGCTTTACAGGTCAAAAACTCAAGCAATACTTATGTAAGCCTTTTTGGTGGCAACATTACAGATTTGACAGTTGAAGTTGGCAACACAGGAGCAGTTGGAACTGAGATCAGATATACCTTAATTGCGGTTGGAGCATTGGCTAAACTTCAAAAGACCATTACAGATGGTGTTCTATCTCAAGATGAAGATGGAAACCAAATCCTTGATTTATTAGATGATTTGTTATTGGCTTCTTGGAATGAATTACCAGCTGCTGAAACATGGGCTGGATACAATGCAACCGAAACATGGGCGCAAGCCGGTGATATTGGATTAGGTGAAATTGATACTCCCGGACTTTACACAATGGAAAATCGAGCAGCCAACCCTGACACTATTTACAACATCGCATCTCTAATTGCCAATTCAGCTTTTGGTGTCATCTACGAGGACAATCAAGGCAACATTAATTATGATGATGCTGACCACAGACAAAACTATCTATTGACTAATGGTTATGTTGATCTTGATGCCCACCACTCAATCGGTAAGGGATTAAAAACTACCACTCGATCTGGTGATATTAGAAATGACATCTACATCAATTATGGCAATAACTTTGGCTCACAGAAAACAGCAACTGAAGCAACTTCTATTGCACTTTATGGTTACAAAGCCGAATCTATTGATAGCGTGCTGCATTCAGCTGTGGATGCTCAAGCTGTGGCTGATCGTTATATTGCCCAGCGAGCCTTTCCGCTACCTAAATTTGACACCATCACATTCCCAGTAACAAACCCAGAAATTGACAATGCTGACCGAGATGCCCTGCTTGGCATATTTATGGGCATGCCAGTCAATTTAACAAATCTTCCAGAGCAGATCTCAGGTGGTGAATTTGAGGGTTATGTTGAGGGTTGGTCTTGGTCTGTCAGTTTTAATCAACTTTATGTAACGCTTAATCTTTCACCAGTCGCATTTAGCCAAGTGGCTATGCGTTGGAATACGACACCAATAACTGAGGCTTGGAATACAATAGATCCAACTTTGACATGGGAATACGCTACAATCGTAGCCTGAGATAAAGGACAATATGGCAACCACTACTAACTATGGCTGGACTACACCGGATGACACCGCGTTAGTCAAGGATGGCGCATCAGCTATTCGCACACTTGGCACTTCCGTTGATACAACAACCAAAAACTTAAATCCTGAAACAACTCTTGGCGATATTGCTTATCGTTCATCAACATCAAATGTAAATACTAGACTTGGAATTGGCACTACTGGTCAAGTTTTATCTGTAAGTGGTGGAGTTCCTGTATGGGCAACTTCATCAAGCGGTGGAATGACTTTAATTAGCACTACAACATTAACTGGTGCTTCAGTTACTTTATCTTCGATTCCATCAACTTATAAAAATCTTCAATTAGTTATTAGAAACTTATTGCCAGATACTGACACCGCCGCCCTTAACGCTAGAGTAAATGGAGATAGTACGGCAAATCGTTATTCTTCAGTAGCTTGGGCTGCTTCAAGTGGCGCGACTGCTTCATTTGGCAGTTCAGCGTGGACTAACTTTTTTGCAAATATGGATAATGCTGTTGCTCAAAATTTGTGTGTTGTTAACATATTTGATTACGCTAATGCCACTACTTGGAAACTAGCTAGCACAGTTGGACTTAATAATGACGCTACAACTACAACATCATATGTTCGTAATGCAGGAAATTTGTTTTACAATCAAACTCCAGCAATTTCATCTATAACTTTATTTATGGATGTAGGAAACTTTACATCAGGCACAGCCCTATTATACGGAGTATCATAAAATGACTAAACCACAAATTAAAATAGTAGATGTAGAAACTGGCGAGGAGATTGTCAGAGATGCAACTGCTGCCGAAATTGCACAAATTAAATTAGATGCTGATAATGCTAAGGCAAGAAAAGCCGAAGCCGAAGCAAAAGAAACTGCTAAGTCAGCATTACTTGATCGCATTGGTTTAACTGCTGATGAACTTAAAACGATACTTGGCTAACAATGCCAACTCTAATTGAGATTGCTAAAGCAGAAATTGGTTATACCGAAACAGGCAACAATGATACAAAGTATGGCGAATGGTATGAACTAAACAATCAGGCTTGGTGTGCCATGTTTGTATCTTGGTGTTATGACAAAGCAGGACTTGGTGGCAAGATCAAATCCCAATCTAAAAAAGGATTTGCAAGTTGTGCTCATGGTCTTAAATTCTTTGCAGAAACAAATAAGTTAATCCCAGTTGGTCAAGCTAAGGCTGGCGATATTGCATTTTTTCAATTTGACAAAGATGCAGAACCGGATCATGTTGGCATAATTAAATTTAACAATACAGCTTTAAAGTATTTGCAGGTTATTGAAGGCAATACATCAGCAGACAAAAGTGGCAGTCAATCCAATGGTGATGGCGTATATCTAAAGCGCAGAAGTTACTCGTTGGTAATGGCTGTTGCCCGACCATAGGAGCAAAATGAAACTATCTAACAAACACAAAGCAGCAATCAAGTCATATTTAAGAGCTGTGGGTGCAAGTGGTTTAACTGTTGCATTAGCAATTGTTGCTGACATACGACCAGAGTTTGCAGTATTACTTGGTGCGCTAGTTGCACCATTGGCTAAGGCAATTGATCCAAATTCAGGGAGCGAAGTTGATTATGGACTTAATGCGAAATGACATTGAACGAATGGGTCGCTGTCGCCGTTGGCGTTTGCGCCGTATTAAGCAGTTTATTGCTGGGTCTGCGTTGGGTTATTAAATCTTATCTTTCCGAACTTAAGCCGAATTCTGGAAGCTCAATCAAGGATCAAATTTCAAGACTTGAACAGCGTGTCGATGATCTATTTATTTTAATTAGCAAGCGATAATTTCTGTTATGGCGAACACACGCAAATCATCAAAACGCAAAAAGATCAATAGGCGTATCGTTCGCCGTTCTCCTGATCCATTAACCAAATTGGATCAATGGTATATCTGCAAACATGAAATGTTTAGAGCTGCACGCAAGGCTGGATTTTCAGAATCCGTTGCGCTCTATCTAATGGATAGTCCTGAATCAATGCCTGACTGGATTGTGGGCGACAAGGGAATTATCCCAGTTATTCCAACTCCCGATGAGGATGAAGATTAAGCGCATAGCGTTTGTAAGTGATCTCCAAGTGCCATTCTTTAATGAGAAGGCAACAAAATCATTAGGTAAATTTCTTGCCAAATGGAAACCCCATCGGACAATCTGCATTGGTGATGAAATCGATCTGCCTCAGCTTGGCGGTTTTAATGCTGGAACCATTGATGAGATGGTCGGCAACATCCATGATGATCGAGTGCTAACTCAAGAGGTTTTAACTTATCTTGGCGTAACGGATGTATTAGGCAGTAATCATGGAATTAGGCTTTATAGATCAATTAAAAAACGCTTACCTAGCTTTTTAAATTTACCTGAGATGCAATATGAAAAGTTTTTAGGTTATGACAAACTAGGCATTAAGTTCCATCCTTATGGCTTGGACTGGGCGCATGGTTGGACTGCCGTTCATGGTGATGCTTTTCCGCTTAGCCAAGTGCCGGGTCAAACAGCCTTAAATGGGGCTAGGCGGCTTGGAAAAAGCGTAGTATGTGGTCACACCCATAGATTAGGGCAATCAGCCTTTACAGAGGCTTCTAGAGGCCAATTAGGGCGAACTGTGTGGGGTGTTGAGGTTGGCAATTTAGTAGATTTGAGCAGTTCGGGCATGGCATATACAAGAGGTTACGCAAACTGGCAAACTGGCTTCGCTGTGGCTTATGTTCAGGATCGTAAAGTGCAGGTTATTACAGTTCCAATTAATGCAGATGGCAGTTTTATATTTGAAGGTAAGGTTTATGGGGCTTGAAAGCGACTATCTCGAACGCACGATTGATACTCATATCGATGAATTTGAGGATCTTGGCGTTATCTAATCGTTATAGAACACGCCGCAAGCGCAGTAGATAAAACAGTTGATTTAGGTCAAACTTTATGTATTCACAGATGGTCTGTGGATATGTAGGGAGCGACATGAAACTAGATCTAGGCAGTAGAGATACAGCTTTAGAATACGCGGAGCGAGGATGGGCGGTTTTGCCATTATTGCCACGCAAGAAAGATCCACACTTTGACTTGGCTCAAAGGGCTTATCTATCAGCTACAACCGACCAGAAACTTATTAACTTTTGGTTTGATTACGATGACAAAATCAACATTGGAATTGCCTGTTATCAATCAGGCTTAGTTGTTTTTGATATTGATTACCGCAACGGAGGCGAATTGCTGCCTGAGTTTGAGCCAACATATACAGTTCAAACTGGTGATGGCTTACACCTTTACTACACAGCTGATAAGTCTTATGTATTCAAAGGTAAATTGTTTGATGGGATTGACATTAAGTGGAAAGGTTATGTTGCTGCTGCACCTTCAATTCATCCGTCAGGAGCAACCTATAAAGTAATCGATGACAGAAATCCTGTTGCGATGCCTAAAGTAATAAGGGAGTGGGCTACAAAATGACATTAAAAGAAGCTGGTTTGCTGTGGGTTGCAAGTATGGTTGCAATTATCTGGGCTTATGGAATGCACGAAAGCGCAAAACAAACTCATTATTGGCGTGGGCGCAAGGATGGCTGGGACATGCACCGCCGGATGATTGAAAATAAAAACAATGCCGACAAATACTGAGCAGTTATTTGATGAGGTCATTACTACGATCCAACAGCGTGGAGCGGTCTATGGACATCCGTATTACAACCACAAACGAAGTGCGGGTTTATGGTCTGCTTATCTCGACTTCCCAATCACACCGCACCAAGCTGCATTATGTATGGCACTCGTTAAGGTTTCTAGGCTTAGTGAAACGCCAGATCATTACGACAGCATCAAAGACTTTATTGCCTATGGATC